GGAACACCGGCAACCGGAACACCGGCGACTGGAACACCGGCAACCGGAACACCGGCAACCGGAACACCGGCGACTGGAACACCGGCGACTGGAACAGTGCTTCCTTCTCCAATGGCGTGTTCTGCACTGAAGAACCTGAAATCCTGATTTTCAATAAACCTTCCGGCATGACCTTCAGACAGTGGCGCAATAGTGACGCTTGTTATCTGCTGAATCAGATTCAGTTCCTGCCCAATGTGTGGGTGTGCGCTGACGGCATGACCGCTGAAGAAAAGGAAGCCCATCCCGAATACAAGACCATGGGCGGTTTCCTGAAGGTTCTGGACACGTCTGACTGCTGTGTTCGTTGGTGGGAAGGTCTTTCCGAGCGTGAACGCAATATCATCCGCGCTATTCCCAACTTTGACGCGGCCATTTTCAAGCGTATTACGGGTATTGACGCATGACCCAAGTACATCTATATCCCCATCAGGAACGCGCCCTGAAGGCCACAGAAGGACTTCAACGGGTGGCCTATTATCTGGACATGGGGCTTGGCAAGACCTTTGTTGGTTCGGAGAAAGCGGTCACATTCCAGCAGAAAATTCTTCTGGTTTGCCAACACAGTAAAATTCAAGACTGGATTGAACATTTCAATGAACATTATTCCTTGCCGGTCTTCAATCTGGCTGTGAAGGAACAACTTGCAAAGTTCGTGGCCGATGATGGTCAGGCCGTGGGTGTCATCAACTATGAACTGATTTTCAGGCGCAATGCCCTGAAGCAGATGCAGGACTTCACCCTGATGCTGGATGAATCTTCCCTGATTCAGAACGAAACCGCCAAGCGTTCAAAGTTCATCCTTGGCCTGAACCCTTCTAATGTGATTCTTCTTTCAGGTACACCAACAGACGGCAAGTATGAACGCCTTTGGTCACAGCTTCACCTTTTGGGGTGGCACATAAAGAAAGAAACCTTTTGGCAGCACTACATTGAAACTGAATGGATTGACACAGGTGATGGCAGCGGATTCAAGCGGAAAATTGTGACCGGCTACAAAAACACTGACCGCCTGAAGGCCAAAATGGCGCAGTATGGTTGTGTCTTTATGAAGTCTGATGAAGCGTTCACATTGCCGCAACAGCAGGAAATCCCCATCATGGTTCCCACATCAAAAGAATACAAGACCTTCATGTATAGCAATCTTGTGACTGTCAATGTGCTGGATGCCGCTGTAACAGGCTGGAAAACTGGAATCTTAAAAGAACTGGTTGGCGACACATCGTTGACTTCAAGACTTTATGCGCGGCAGTTGTGCGGTATGTACAGTATTGCCAAGCTGGAAGCCTTCAAGGATTTGATTGATAGCACCAATGACCGTCTGATTGTCTTCTACAACTTCAACGGGGAACTAAGGGCATTGCTTTCCATTGCCCTTCAGAAAACATCCCACATTTCCTTTGTGAATGGCGGTGTCAAAGACCTTCAGGATTACTTTTTATACGATGATTCAATAACTTTTGTTCAGTATCAGGCTGGCGCAATGGGTTTGAATCTTCAGAAGGCAAACAAGATTGTCTATTACACCCTTCCTGAAAAGTCTGAATACCTTGAACAATCCAAGAAACGTATTCACCGCATCGGCCAAGAAAAGACCTGTTTCTATTATTACCTTTTGTGCAGGAACAGCGTTGAACTTGACATCATGGACAACCTGAAAATGAGAAAGGACTATACTGATGAACTTTTCAAGAAAAAGTATCAGCCGCAAGATTAAGGCGGCAAAGGTCAGCGGCCTGTTTTGGGGCTTCCTGTTCGGTTTGGCCTTTGGCCTGATGCCTTGGCTTTCCAGCGTGGCAACCGCGCAGCGCGGCTATCATGCCATTGGCGGTGAAGCCCTGATTTGGGTCTTCCCGCTGCTGGCCTACTGGATGTGGGACAGCATCAAGACTTTTCTGAAGGAGGTGAAATCCAATGAAGAAATGTTCTGATGTGACCCCGGAATATACCACCTGTGGGAAAGACATCTGTTGCCGCTTCTGTGCAGACCGTGCGACCTGTGAAGATGCCTGTGATGCCACGGATGACCCCTGTGCTTCCTGCTATGACGATGAAGCACCCACGGAAGGCCTTGCCCCGCTGGATGCCTTCAAAGTCACTACCGGCAACGCAATCAAAAAGATTGCTGGCCTTGAACTGGCCAAGAAGGACATTGAAGACAGTGAAGCCGCCTTGCGCGAACAGCTGCTTCAGGCTATGGAAAAGTATGGTGTCAAGAAGTTTGAAACCGATGAAATCACCTTCACTTATGTTGCACCTACCACGCGCAACACCATTGACAGCAAAGCCCTGAAGGCTGAACAGCCTGACATTGCCGCCTTGTACACCAAGACTTCCAATGTGAAGGCTTCTGTCAAAATCACGGTGAAGGACGGTAAGAAATGAGTCTTGGAATATTCATCCTGATTTATTTGACTGCTTGTTTCCTGAACGCGCCCGGTTGGTTTCTGCTTGCTTTGGTTCTGCTATTCATTTTTGAAGAAAAGAGGTGACATGATGGCCATTGCATATAAATTCAGGGTCAATACCACTTCTGACAGTAAAACTCTTGAACGGGCTGAAGAACCGTTCAATATCAATCCTAAAAGCGTTATGAAGATTGAACCCATGACCCAAATAGGTGCAACCGGGTTGGTGCTTGATAATGGCGATTGGTGGGCGGCTGATACTGATGTTTATTATGTTGCCACATTATGGGATAAAACCCAATGCCTGATTGATGGTGATGTTTATGACACTATCAGAAAAAATCAGTGGGGTGAACCGTAATGGCAGCAGAAAAGAACTTTGAAAACCGCGTGAAGCGGTATCTGCAAAGCGTTGGTATCTATCCTTTAGGATGTGCCGCTGACAGGATAGCTATTCAGCCCATTGGATACTATGAAAAGCGTTGGGGCGGTGGTTACAGCAAGGCCGGTCTGCCTGACCTTCACATTGTCTGCAATGCAATCAGCCTTGATGTGGAATTGAAAGCCCCAACAGGAAGGCCTTCAGACCTTCAGAAGCACACCATCAGCCAAATCAACCACGCTGGTTCAATCGGAATTATCCTTTGGCCTGATGGGTTCGATGAATTTCAACAAATTATGGAAGGGGTGATTGAATGCAGTTCTCACATTCCCGCGTTGAGTGCTTTGAAACGTGTCCACGGAAGTTCCAAATGCAGTATGTGGACGGGCTGAAAGCCCTGCACCCTGCTGAAGCAGATGACCCGCTGATTCTTGGCACAGCCTTTCATACAGGCCTTGAAAAAGGCCTGAACGCCGCACTGGACTACTATTATTCCGCGTTCCCAATCGTCACGGACAGGCACGTTGAAGAAGCCCTGAAGCTATCTGGATTGATTGCCACGGCTGATGCCCTGATTCCCAAAGGCCAAGATGAAGTTTTGGTGTCAACTTCAAACTTTATTGGATACCTTGACCGCATTGTTTCCGTTGAACTGTCACTGGAAGAACGTGATTTCATCTGTGCGCATTGTCCACGGCAGGAACAGTGCAGGGCGGCAGGGTCTGGCCGCTGTCCCCTTGGCAAGTATTCAGGTTGGTATGACCTGTATGATTTCAAATATTCAAGTCACCCTGACCGATACAAAACATCAAAGCAGCTACATCTTTATAAATACTACTTTGAGAAGGCCAACCCCAAGAAACACATCCGCAATATGTTCTATTTGGTTGTTCCCAAGGTCACATCCAAATACAAAACAGACCAATGCTGGCCTGTCTACATTGAACAACTTGAACAGAAAATTGAACAGGCTGTTCCACAACTGATTCCCATAAATTATGACCCCGGCAAGGTCATTGATTATCTGGAAAGTACACAGAACATTTTACAGGCAACCGATTATCCCAAGAATGAAGGCTTCCTGTGCAACTACTGTGACTATAAAGAATTTTGCTTGAAAGGACTTGATTACATGATTCTTCCGAAAAATGAGCGTCACGCCCCCCATGTGACCACCAACCCCGCAATGTGGTTGTATGCCCAAAGCTATGTTGGCAAGACCACTTTTGTTGATAGCTTTGATGATGTTCTGTTCCTGAACACCGATGGCAACACCGATGCCCTTCAGAACCCGTTCATCCCCATCAAGACTGTCATCACCAAAGAAGGCCGCATGACCAAGCGGCAGATGGCTTGGGAAGTCTTTCTGGACGTTCTGGACGAACTGGAAAAGAAAGACAACACCTTCAAGATTGTCTGCCTTGACCTGATTGAAGACCTGTATGAAGACTGCCGCCTGTACGTCTATGAAAAGAACGGCTGGAAGCATGAATCTGATGCAGGCTATGGCAAGGGATGGGATATTGTCAAGACTGAATTCCTGTCCAGCATCAAGCGCCTGAAGGCTATGGGTTATCAGGTCATCTACATCAGCAAGGAAATCAGCGGCGAGGTCAAGACCAAGGGCGGCGGCAGCGTCACCACCTACCGCCCCAACATCCCTGATAAGGTGGCCAACGTGCTTTCCGGCACTGTCAGCCTGACCGCCCGCGCCTTCAGTGATGAAAAAGGCCGTTGGCTGTCTTTCAAGTCCAATGAATATGTCTTTGGTGGTTCCCGCTTCAGCTTTGAAGATGATGTGATTCCGCTGGATAAAGCCGCTTTCCTGAAGGCGCTGACAGCCGCACAGAAAGGCCTTGCAAAGCCTGAAGCACTCAAGCAGGAAACTGCACCTGTGAAGGATGAAAGCCCTGCACAGCCCGCGCCTGAAGCTGTCAACGAGGATGTGCCGCCTTCTGATGATGAACCGCCCTTTGACGTTCCTGAAGAAGCCCCCAAGCAGGAAGAAACCCCTGCACCGGCACAGACTGAAGCACCCAAGCGCCGCACCCGCCGCGTTCGTAACTAACCACATAACAGAAAGGAAAAACAACAATGGCAAACGTATGGGATGAATTTGATAAGGCTTATGACCTTGACGGTCTGAAAAAAGACCTTCAGGACAACGAGAATAACGGCGGCAACTACCGCGAAGTTCCCCACGGCACTTATGAAGTGGCCGTCAACAAGATGGAACTGGCCAAGTCCAAGAAGGGCAAACCGATGGTGTCCATCTGGTTCAAAATCGCCGCTGGCGATTTCGCTGGTTCCCTGATTTTCTACAATCAGGTCATTGATAACAACATCGGTATCCACAGCAACATTGACCTGTTGCGGTCTATGGATTTGGACTGCATTAACAACCTTGGCGAGCATGACCACGATGTTTTTCAATCGTTCGGTCAGTATGGCAACCTTCTGATGGATGCCAAGGAAGAAATTGATGAAGCTGGCCTGACCTTCCAGCTGGCCTATACCGAGGGTAAGAACGGCTTCCACAAGTACAAGATTGAAGAAGTCTTTGAAGCCTGATTTCTTCTGATTATCACGGCGGGTGGGTTGGTGGGAAATTTTACAGAAAGGATGGTGAAGGCAATGCTTTTTTATGACTTTGAGGTGTTCAAATACAACTGGCTTGTAGTTGTCATGGATATGGCAGCACGGAAGAAACACGTCATCATTGATGACCCTGATGCCCTTGAAAAGCTGTACAAGGAAAAAATCAATGACATTTGGGTTGGCTACAACAGCCGGTCTTATGACCAATGGATTCTGAAGGCCATTTTGGCCGGGTTCAATCCTAAGAAGATGAATGACCACATCATCCTGAAAGGTCGTTCTGGTTATTCCTTCAGTTCACTGTTGCGTAGTTTCCCTTTGAACAACTTTGATGTGATGCCCAATCCCCCCGTTGGCCTGAAGACCTTGGAAGGCTTCATGGGTTCAAACATCAAGGAAACGGATGTTCCCTTTGACATTGATAGACCCCTGACCAAAGCTGAAATTGAACAGACGGTCTTTTACTGCACCCATGATGTGGAAGAAACCATCAAGGTTTTCATCCAGCGGAAAAGTCAGTTTGATGCAATGCTGACATTGGTGAAACAGTTCAAACTTCCCATTTCTGATATTGGAAAGACGGAAGCCGGTATCACTGCCAAGATTCTTGAATGTGAGATGACCAAGCGTGATGATGAATTTGACTTCATCATTGAAGATTATCAGCAAATCAAGAAATATACACAGGTCATGGATTGGTTCAGAGCGCAGCAGGGCAATCACAACTATTACAGCAACAAACTTGAAGTGATGATTGCTAATGTGCCGCACAAGTTCGGCGCGGGTGGTATCCACGGCGCACGGCCTAAATACAAGTTTATGCCCGGTCAGGGGCGGCAGTGTTGGCACATTGATGTTACTTCCTACTATCCATCTTACCTGATAGCGCATGACCGCATCACGCGCAGCGCCAAGCACCCTGAACGCTATTCATGGGCTTATTTCCATCAAATTGAGCTGAAACGCCAAGGCCGCAGGCCTGAACGCCTTCCCTATAAGAAGATGCTGAACGCCCTGTCAGGTGCTATGAAGGACAAATATAATCCAGCTTATGACCCCTGCATGAATAACACGATGGTTGTCAACTGCCAAATCAGCGCCTTGATGCTGATTGAAATGTTGGAAGTCATTCCCGGCTTTGAACTGATTCAATCAAACACCGATGGCCTGATTGTTTCCATTCCTGATACAGATGAAGCCTTCAATCAGATGGATGATATTTGTTATGAGTGGGAAACCCGGTGCAGCACCGAAAAGGCTTCAATCAAGCTGGACTTTGATGAAATCGAATGGCTTTATCAGAAAGATGTGAACAACTACATCTTCAAGTTTGGTCATTCAAGCAAGATTGAGCGGAAAGGTGCATGGCTGAAGGAATTGTCAAAAATTGATTTTGATATGCCCATCTTGAACACCGCCTTGACGGAATATTTTGTTCATGGAACGCCGGTGGAAGATACCATCAATAACACTAAAGACCTGATTCAGTTTCAGAAGCTGGTTAAACTGTCCAGTAAATTTGAATGGGTTGAACACAATGACCACAAATATCTGATGAAGTGCTATCGGGTATTTGCTTCAACCAATATGTCTGATGGTCGAATCAATGCTTGCCGCGTCAAAGGTGGCAAAACAGAAATCAAGAAATTTGGCAACACACCTGAGCATTGCTTCTTTGTGAACGATGATGTGACCACTACCAAAACACCGCCCACACTTGACCGGCAATGGTACATCAATGAAGCAAGAAAGCGTCTGGCCGAATTTGGGGAAGGAAGTGCAGCATGACAGACAATATCATTACCATTGAATGGTGGTATCACGACCTTCACGGAAGGACTTTGAATACATCCCGTCATGGGGTCATGGAAGTTGATTGCTATTTCTTCTTCCCGGCCACAAAAGCCAACGTCAACAAACTGCTGGCCATGAACGGCAGGAATTTTGACTTCAGCAAGCCCAACATTGAAAAGATGTTGAACTGTATTGAACAGCGTATCAAAGACCTGAACGGGGATATTGAAGCGGCAAAGGTCACATATTCCAAGTTGTATTCTGAATGGTGTGACCTTCATCCGCAAGCGGAAAGCGGCAAAGCCCCTTCAGGTATCCGCTTGACAAAAGAACAGTTGAAGGACACCAAAAAGCGAACCAAGGAACTGAAGGTCACAATGAACAAGTTGGTTTCCAGCGTGAAGAACTGTCAATCCAAGGTTCGGCGGCTTCAGGAAAATCTTGAACAGATTAAAGGTTGGGAAACCTATGCATGAATTGTACAAAGGCTATATTGAGGTTAGAGGGAAGAAAAGCCTTGAAAAATACAAAGGCCTTTCTAAATTCAAGACCTATGAACAAGTAAAATCCCTGCCTGAATTTGCTGGGGTTCTGGCTGAAAACACCATCTTTGTTGACCTTGATGACGGCAATCAGGCCGAAATCTTGATGAACATTGTGGAAGATTTGCAGTTGGATTGCCGTGTGATTGACACCACGCGCGGCAAACACTTCATTTTCAGGAACACACAGCTTAAAAACTGCCCTACCCATGCACAGCTTGCCATTGGCTTGACCGCTGACATTAAAGTTGGTTTCAAAGGCACTTATGAGGTGTTGAAGCGCGATGGCGTGGAACGCTTTGTGGAATGGGATGTTGAAGAAGGCCACGACTATCAGGAAATTCCTAAGTGGTTGTTCCCGGTCAAGACCAATCAAGACTTCCTGACAATGGATGCCGGTGATGGTCGCAATCAGGCATTGTTCAACTACATTCTGACCCTGCAAAGCAGTGGATTCACCGTGGAAGAATGCCGCGAATGTATCACACTGCTGAATCGCTATGTTCTGAAAGAACCCCTGTCTGATTCTGAACTTGAAGTAATTTTGCGTGATGATGCCTTCAAGAAACCCATTTTCTTTGATGGAAATACGCTGCTGCATGAAAAGTTTGCCGAATACCTGAAGAACGCCAAGCACATTGTAAAAATCAACAATCAGCTTCACATCTTCAAAGATGGCATTTATGTTCCCGGTTATCGTGCCATTGAAGCTGAAATGATTCAACTGATTCCCCATTTGCGTGACGCGCAGCGCAAAGAAGTTCTGAAGTATCTGGAACTGATTGTGGACAATGTGAAGGCGGCAGATGCCAACTTCATTGCCTTCAAAAATGGTGTGTATGATATTGCACATGAAACCATGCTTCCCCCAAGCCCTGACCTGATTCTGACCAACAGGATTGAACACAACTTTAATCCAGCGGCCTATTCTGAACTGATGGATTCCACCTTGAATAAGCTGGCCTGTCAGGATAAGGACATCAGGGCATTGCTGGAAGAATGCGTTGGATACTGTTTCTACCGCCGCAACGAACTTGGAAAAGCCTTCATTCTGACCGGCGATAAGTCCAACGGCAAATCCACTTTCCTTGATGTTGTGGCAGCCATTTTGGGTGAAGATAACATCAGCACCCTTGACATCAAGGAACTTGGTGACAGGTTCAGCACATCAATGATGTTCGGCAAGCTGGCCAACATTGCTGATGATATTGGTGATGACTTCCTTCAGGGAACACAGGTTTCCGTCTTCAAAAAGGTTGTGACCGGAAACCGTATCAAGGCAGAACGCAAAGGCCAAGACCCCTTTGAATTTGCCCCCTATGTGAAGATTCTTGCTTCTGCCAATGAGATTCCCCGCATGAAGGATAAGACCGGCGCTGTTCTGCGCAGATTGGTCATCATCCCATTTAACGCAACCTTCAGCAAAGATGACCCCGATTATCGCCCGTTCATTAAATATGACCTGATGCAGCCTGAACCGCTGGAATACATGATTGCCCTTGGCATGGAAGGCCTGAAGCGTGTCATTTCTAATCGTGCCTTTACTGTTCCCACACTGGTTCAGGAACAGCTTGACGAATACGAAGAATCCAACAATCCCATCATTGCGTTCCTGAAGGACGTTGACCTGTCTGAACTGGAAAATGAACCCACATCGGACGTGTACCGGCGCTATAACCTGTTCTGCACAGAAAACAGCCTTCAGGCCATGTCTGCCATTGCCTTCACAAAGCAGCTGTGCAGACGTTGCGGATTCACACTGACCCGCAAGCGCGTTGATGGTGAAATCAAACGTGTATACGAGAAAGAATAAGAGGTTTTGAACATGGATAAAGCTGACCGCAAACAGAAATTCATAAACCTTATGAATCAAGAAATTCCTAAGACAACCGCTTCAATTTGGATGAAGCGGCTGGATAAAATGGACTTCTTCACCGCGCCCGCTTCCATCCACCATCACGGCGCTTATGAAGGTGGTCTATTTGACCATTCGTATCAGGTTACTTTGAATTTACTTAACCTTACAAGATGGTTGCATTTGACTTGGCAGCGCCCGGAAAGTCCTTACATTGTGGGTATGTTCCATGACCTGTGCAAATGTGACAACTACAAGCACCTGAAGCCCGATGACGTTCATCCTGAAGCATGGGTCTATTCTGATGGGCAACTTCTGACTGGCCACGGTGAAAAATCCGTGATAATGCTTCAGCAGTTTGTGTGCCTGACTGAAGAAGAAATGCTTTGTATCCGTTGGCACATGGGCGCTTTTGATTCTGAAAAGAACTGGAACGCCTATGGGCAGAGTATCACGAAATATCCAAATGTCCTGTGGACACACACAGCGGACATGATGGCCGCACGGATTCAGGGGGTGTGAGCATGAAGGCGCGAATCCCGCCCAAGCACCGCCTGACCAAAGAAATTCTTGATGTGGCGGTTCGTGAAGCCAAGCGCCAAGCCGATGAACAGATTGACGATGTGTGTAACCGCTGCACCAATGAATTTTATGTGGCAATGCACCAAGCCGGTCTTTCACCGAAAACCATCAAGAAAGTCAGCACTATCCTGAAGGAAGTTGTCATTCCGCACTGTGACGAATTACGGGAACAGAGCATCAAAGACCGCGCAAAACTTCATGTTGACTATATCCATGACGGGGATGATTTTCTTGAAATGTACTGCACTGAACATGGTCTGCCGTATGAGCAGACAGAAAGGAAGATTTAAATGGATGCTGTAAATCACCCTGCGCACTACAACCGCCCCGGTCAGAAGGAATGTATTGTGCAGATGGAAGAAAAGTTTGGCATTGAAGCTACAAGGTGGTTTTCGCTGCTGAACTGGTTCAAATATATGTACCGCTATGACCAAAAGAACGGCCTTCAGGACTTGCAGAAGGCGGTGTGGTATAAACACTATTTCCTGAATCACGGCGGCAATCCTGACCTTCTGAAGCACGTTCCCGATGATATGAAAAGCGAGGTGGAAGCATGATTAAAATTGAACAGGTTGAAGTCAGCGGCTTTGGTGCTGCTATCCGTGGTATGCGGAATCCAATGAATAGTTGGGATAAGATGGACAGCCATGTTTGCAATTATGATGAATGTGACTGTGATTGTGCTATGGTTGCCAATGGGGATGAACCCGGTGAAGACTGCAATGATGGCACATGGGGTTTCTGTGTGGGTGAAAATGATTTTGCCCTGATGAAGCGTCTGGCCGATGGTGGTTCATGCCATGCCAAGTACCGCCGCATGATGCTTGTTAGCTGTGACATCACCGCGCCCCTGTATTGGTGGAAAGAATTTGACACCTACAAGGTTGGTACAGTGGCCAATAGTTGTTCCACGATGCACAAGATTCACGCCAAGGAATTCACGCTGGATGACTTCAGCCATGAACACCTTCAAATGTCTTCCCCCATGCTGTGCAATCTTGAAAGCACCATTACTATCTTGAATGAATGGCGCAGACTGTTCAACTACACCGATGAACAGCGCAAGGATTACTTCAATTACAATGGGTATCCGGCAGTTCTGTCCAAAAAGGATTGTTGGTGGCAGATGATTCAGCTTCTCCCTTCCAGCTACAATCAGAAGCGGACTGTGCTGCTGAATTATGAAGTGCTGACCAATATTTACAAATGGCGCAAGAATCACAAGCTGGATGAATGGCGTGATTTCTGCCGCTGGATTGAACAGCTTCCATATTCCAATGTGATTGTCAGGGAATGTGGGTGTATCGCTGATGAATAAACACTATTGCAAGCTGTGTGGCCGTGAAATTCTCAATCGTCATCCAAATTCTAAGTATTGCCGGGAATGTGCAGACAACATGGTTGGCATGTCTGAACAAACACGGTCTGAATATAAAGAACACGTCCACAAAATGGCCGCACAGAGAAAACCCAAGCGGTCTGATGGGTACACGATTGAACAGATTGTGGCGCTGGCCGCTGAAGCAAATATGACCTATGGTGAGTATGTGTTGAAGATGGAAGAAGGTCTTGTATGATGTACATTGTGATATTTGCCATTTCCGTTCTGATTGGATGTGGTGCAGGGGTCTTCATCCTTGCCCTGTTCAACGCCGATGCACCCACGCGGGAAGACTATGATGCACTGAAGCTGGAATGTGAGAGTTGGCACAGGCTGGCCGTGAAGTATCACACGGAAATGTTGCAGGCGCAGCAGCTTCAGGAAGTATGGAAGTCCAGCGCTATGAAGCGAGGTGAAACAGATGCAGAAGAACCCCCTGAACCCAAAGAATAATTCTGAAGGTTATCCTGACCCTACCGCCTACAATGGTACAAAACCCCTGATTGATGCCGAATCAGCAACCATGAAAATCATTGGTGAACTGGTTCACACTGTTAAAATGATGTGTGCCTTAACAGGTTTTGAAGTTGTGGGCAGAATCGTCCTGAAGGACAAATCCACCGGCAAAATCTACCGTTGACCGCCTTCCAAGGGCTGATTTGTGGTAGTTGTGACGCAAGTGTGACGCAAGTGTGACGCATGATTTAAGGTATGCGTCACGGCTTTTCAATCGTTGCAACGTATAAAAAGTCGTGCTGTGCCTTATGTGACGCAAAACTTCAATGTTCTTAGAATTTGACTTATTTTCAACGTCATTTAACGATGAAATATAAAAATATATAGTAATAGAAGTAATGCGTCACACGTCACAAGCGTCACACTTTGCGTTTTGTTTTCGTTATATCGTTATTTTTGCTGTGACGCATAAAATATATCACGAAAGGACGTGATTTTATTGAATGAGGTGAACCCCAAGGAATATCTGTTGAGGTTGCAGCGCTTGAATACCAACATCAATCAGAAGATTGCTGAACTTGATAGTTTGCGCCTGATGTGTACAAGCATCAAATCACCGTCTTTTGATTCTGATAAGGTTCAGACAGGCGGTTCAGGTGATGCACCGTTTGTCAGGCAGATTGAAAAGATTATGCTGCTTCAGGAAGAAATCAACAAAGAAATTGACAGCTTTGTTAACGAGAAGCACACCATCATCAATCAGATTCAGCAGCTATCTGATAGCAGATACATTGAAATCTTGCACAAGCGCTATGTTGAATTCAAACGGCTTGAGGTCGTAGCCGTAGAACTGAATTATTCCTATCAGTACACCATTGAATTACACGGCCATGCCCTGAAGGCTTTCAAAAACATCCTATTGAAAACCTATATGGAACCGATGTAAAATGGTAAGGTAGAATCATGCACAGAGGATAAAACCCCTGTGCATTTTTTATTTGCTGAAAGGAAGTGTGGCAGGATGACCGATAAACAGAAAAAGTTCGTGGATGAATACCTGATTGATTTGAACGCCACACAGGCGGCAATCCGGGCAGGATATTCCCCTAAGACTGCTAATGAACAGGGTGCAAGGCTGTTGACAAATGTTAGTGTTCAAAGCTATCTTGAACAAAAACAGGCTGTCATTGCCCGCCGCACTGGTATCAGCCAAGACCGCGTTGTTCGTGAACTGGCCAAGATTGCTTTTGTGAACATCACTGATGTTTGCACATCAAATGGGCGCATCAGGCAGGATGCCACGGATGAAGACCTGTCCTGCATTGAATCTATCAAGGTCAAGCAGACCGAGACAGACACCGGCAGTTCTGAAGAACGTGAAGTTAAGCTGTGTTCCAAGCTGAAGGCGCTGGAACTGCTTGGCAAACACCTTGGTATGTGGAATGATAAGGTTGATTTGAACCTGAATGTTCCTGTTGTCTTCCAAGGGGAAGATGATTTGGAATGACAGATTCCGTCAATGTCTACCTTCCTGCCATTGTGGGCAAGGGATATGCCGAATTTTGGAAGTTCAAAGGCAGATACCGCGCTGTAAAGGGTTCACGCGCTTCCAAGAAATCCAAGACAACAGCATTGTGGTACATCTACAACATGATGAAGTATCCCGATGCAAACACGCTGGTTGTTCGTAAGACCTTCAGAACCCTGAAGGATTCCTGCTTCACAGACCTGATGTGGGCTGCAAAACGCCTGAATGTGTCGCAATACTGGAAGTTCACAGAATCGCCCCTTGAAGCTGAATATATTCCAACAGGGCAAAAGATTTACTTCAGGGGATTGGATGACCCCTTGAAAATCACGTCAATTACAGTGGCCGTGGGTTGTCTGTGCTGGATGTGGTTAGAAGAAGCCTATGAAATTACAAAAGAATCAGACTTTGACACGCTTGATGAAACCATCCGTGGTGAAGTTCCTGAAGGGCTGTTCAAACAGGTCACAATTACCTTCAACCCTTGGAATGAAAAGATTTGGTTGAAGAAGCGCTTCTTTGATAATCCTGACCCTGATGTGTTGGCTATAACAACAAACTATACCTGTAATGAATGGCTGGATGCTGCTGATAAGCGCTTATTTGAGCGCATGAAGGTCAATAACCCACGGCGCTACAAGGTTGCTGGCCTTGGTGAATGGGGCATTTCCGAAGGTCTTGTATATGAGAACTGGACAGAACAGGAATTCACCCTTGCCGATGTGCAGCAGCGCTATCATCTGGAAAGCGGCTTTGGTCTTGACTTTGGCTATACCAATGACCCAACAGCGCTGTTTGTGGGTTTTATAGACCAAGATGCCCGCAAAATCTTTGTTTGGGATGAATTGTACAAGAAAGGCTTGACCAATAGAGCCATTGCCGATGAAGTGCAGCGCATGGGATACCTGAAGGAAAGAATCACCGGCGATTCAGCAGAGCCGAAAAGCATTGATGAATTGAAGGGCTTTGGACTGCGCATCAGTGGCGCGGCCAAGGGCAAAGACAGTATCAACAGCGGTATTCAGTTCATTCAGGACTTTGAAATAATCATTCATCCGCGCTGTGTGCATTTTCTGACAGAAATTAGTAATTACACATGGGATAAAGACAAATTTGGCAATGCCCTGAATCGCCCCATTGATGACTTCAACCATCTGATGGACGCTATGCGGTACGGCCTTGAAAAATACATAAACAAAGGTGGAAGGTGGGTCTTCTGATATGGAAATTGAAATCAAAGTAAATGACTTGAATTTTAAGGTCTTCACAGCAGACCCGGAAACGCCTGATTTGACGGTTGATTCCCCTGAAGGGAAAATATATTGCTTTGGGGTTACGAACCTTCAGAAACAGACTATTTGCCTGTCTAAGCGTGTTCAGAAGGAAGCCTTCTGCAAAACGGTTGCACACGAACTGACCCACGCTTATATTTTTGCCTTTGGCGCACACATTCCGATGGATTACGCTGAAGCAGAAGAATTCATTTGTGACTTCATCGGTGTTCATGGTTCAAAAATAAGCACGCAAGCCGCGTGCATCACTGAAAGGCTGTGGAAAGATGCTGAAAATTGAAGAAATCACACAGCTTATGGAAGCGGACGCTTCCAGCGAAAAGAAGCTGTTTGCCCGTAAGGGCTTGAAATACTATGAGGGTGAACACGACATTCTGAACACCCGCTTGTATTACTATGATTCTGATGGGCAGATTCAGGAAGACCATTTCAGAAGCAACATCAAAATTAGTCATCCGTTCTTCACTGAACTGGTTGACCAAGAAGCGCAGTATATGCTTTCAGGGGATGAAGCCCTGATTTGTTCTGACATCCCTGAACTTCAGACCCGCCTTGATGAATACTTTGGGGATGACTTCAAGTCTGAACTGCTTGAACTGCTGACCGGCACGGTGGCCAAGGGCTTTGAATACATGAACGCCTACACCAATGCTGAAGGTCGCACGGCCTTCAAGTGCGCTGATTCCATTGGCGTGATTGAGGTCAGAGCCAAAGACACAGATGATGGCTGTGAATATGTCATTTTCTGGTACATTGACCGCATCGACAAAGGCCACAAGACCATTAAGCGGATTCAGGTTTGGGATAAGGAAAACATCTGGTTCTATGTTCAGGTTCAGGACGGCAAAATTGAACTTGATGAATCTGTTGAACTGAATCCCCGCCCCCATACCATCTACATTGACCCCAAGGGCAAGAAATACGGCAAAGGCCTTGGCTATATTCCGTTTTGGCGGCTGGATAACAACACCAAACAGTTCAGCGGCCTGAAGACCATCAAAAGTCTGATTGATGATTATGACCTGATGGCCTGTTCACTGTCCAATAACCTTCAGGATTTCACTGATGCCCTGTATGTGGTCAGCGGCTTCCAAGGTGATAATCTGGATGAAATGATTCAGAACATCAAGGCCAAGAAACACATTGGCGTTGGCGACGGCGGCAGCGTAGACATCAAGACCATTGATATTCCGTATCAGGCACGACAGGCCAAACTTGACCTTGATGAAAAGAACATCTACCGCTTTGGTATGGGTTTCAATTCTGCACAGCTTGGGGATGGCAACATCACCAACATTGTCATCAAGTCACGCTATGCCTTGCTTGACCTGAAGTGCAATAAGCTGGAAATCCGTCTGAAGCAGTTCCTGCGCAAGCTGATTGGTGTGGTGCTGGATGAAATCAACAGCACCGATGACACCGATTATCAGCAGAAAGACGTGTATTTCAACTTTGTGCGCGAAGTTATGACCAACGCACAGGACAACGCACAAATTGCCCTGACTGATGCGCAGCGTCAACAGGTACAAATCACCACCCTTCAGAACTTGATGGGTACATTGGATGATGACACCATCATCCAAAACATCTGTGAAGTGATGGATATTGACTTTGAAGAAATCAAGGGCAAACTTCCTAAGCCTGATGACGGTGACGGGGTGGATGATGCACAAGCCGCCCTGAATGGAGTGAAGACCGATGAACAGCAGACAGAAGGAAGTCCTTCAATCACAGCTTGATGATGAAAAAGCCGTCATCCGTAAACTGAAGGTATCCTATGGCCGCGCAATGGCTGAAACTGAAGCCAAGATTCAGGCCTTCACCGCTGATATTCAGCTAAAGAAGGAAGCCCTTCAAAGCGTCACAGACGCTTCACAGAGGGCGGCGCTTGAATCTGAAATACAATCCAAGGTCTATCAGAAACAGTATCAAGAAGCCCTAAAAGGGCAGATTTCAGCGATATTTGACAACCTTCAATCAAAACAGTATGATACAATCAAGGAATACCTTGATGACAGCTATACAAAGGGCTTCACCGGCACGATGTATGACCTTCATGGGCAGGGAATCCCGCTGATTTTCCCCATTGACCAAACACAGGTTGTGGATGCCCTGACCATGAAAACCAAGCTGTCAAAGCCCCTATATCAGCGCTTGGGTGTGGACATCGACAGCCTGAAGAAGATTGTCAACAGTGAGATTTCACGCGGCATAGCAACCGGCCGCACATGGTCAGAGATTGCCCAAATCATTGACCGGCGCAAAAACATCAATCTATATCGTGCTTCCCGTATCGCACGAACTGAAGGGCATAGAGTGCAGCAGACCGCCGCATTTGATGCCATGAAGAAGGCCAAGGCCAAAGGCGCTGATTTGGTCAAACAATGGGATGCCACGCTGGATGACAGAACGCGTCCTGACCACGCCTTACTTGATGGGCAAATCCGGGAAGTGGATGAACCCTTTGAAGTATCAGGCTATCAAGCCATGATGCCCGGTCAGTTCGGCATTGCCCGTGAAGATATTCATTGCCGCTGTGTTGCCCTGCAACGTGCGCGGTGGGCGCTGGATGAAGAAGAACTTCAAACCCTGAAAGACCGCGCTGCTTATTTTGGACTGGATAAATCCAAAGATTTTGACGATTTTACAATCAGATACCTTCAGGCCACAAAACAGCCCGTTGTTCCTGCTGGAACGCCTGTAACCATCAATGGTGTAACTTATACCAAAAATGTTGAACAGTTTGGGTTTGGTGATGGGCGCGGTGGTATCAAAAAGACAGCAGATGCCGTCACCTATACAACATCTGATGGAACAAAATTTGTATTCCCTAAGAAATACAATAAGCAACATCAGACAATGACCCCTGAACAAGCCTTGAAATGTTGGGAACAAGTTCCTGATGGCATTCGGAGAAAAGCCCCAAAAACCATTGAATTTGTGGATTATTATAATCCAATGGATTCTTACTGGAAAAAGCACTATAAAGGATTCACCCATTCTTATGCAACAGGTGGAGACACAATAACTTTTTACAGATATGACTATGAACATGATGAAGATTATGTAATTAGAACATACTGCCATGAATCTGGACATTTCATAGATACATCACTACCAAATACAAGTGGTAGATATTGTGAAGATGCTGCATGGACAAAAGCGATGGCAGATGATATAATGGTATCTGGAAAGAAGTCACCTACACTTTATGGGCAAAATGCAAAAGCTGAAGATTTTGCTGAAAGCGTTGCTGAATATGTTTATGATAAAGACGCTTTCAAACAAGAGTTTCCAAATCGGACAAAACTTTTGGAAAGCATAATTCAAATTTAGAAGAAGGTGTTCACGATGGCAACCCACGAACGTATAAACGAGAAAACACCCAATGGCGGTGATTATTCCGAAATTTTCTATTTTGACAAAGACGGCAATGCCGTTGATGAAACTGCTGCTGTGCGCTGTGTAATCCGTGAGTGTGCCAAAGATGGCACATTGCTTCACGAAACATGGGGCGAGTGCAACAATTAGAAATTGAACAAATTCAATGCCGCCTGAAATATGGCGGCTTTTCTATTGCCATTTTCTTTTCCTCTCTTTCTATATATCCTATTCTTTAAGCTGACAGCCGGGAAAGACCGGCATTTTATATGCGGAATAAACTGATAAGGTTTCAGAACGGTCTTGAAAACCGATTGGGCGCTGGTAGCGCTTGGGGTTCGTGTCCTCTATTCCGCGCCAAGGGCGATAATACAGGTAAATAGTCGAGGACAAGCGCTGCTTCAGACGTTCCCTGTTAGCCAACCCCTACACGCCTACTGACAGTGCGTACCATGTAGGGGATTCTGAATAAATGCGGTTGATTTGAAATCAGCCGCATTTTTATATGCTTCTGTGGCGCAATTTGGCGGCGCGGCGGTTTTGTAATCCGAGGGTTGCAGGTTCGATTCCTGTCAGAAGCACCACATCAGGGATGATGGAAAACATCTAAATCCACAACATGACCGCAACCATGTAAAAAGCGTAGAAAGGATTTGACCGAAATGACACTTTCCGAAATCTTGAAAGCCAAAGGCATTGCAGACGATGTGGCGCAGAGTGTGCTTGATGACATGAAGGCCAACAAAATCTTCACTGCTTCTGAAGAAAACCTTGACATCCGTTATGGCAAACTGAAAACTGACCATGACAGTCTGACAACCCAATATCAGGAAGCAACTTCCCTGATTGAACAGTTGAAGAAAGGCACAAAGGGTCAGGAAGACCTTCAGGGCAAAATTACCGCCTATGAAGGCAAGGTTGCCGAACTGGAAAAACAGCTTCAGCAGGAACGCATTGACAACGCTGTGAAGCTGGGTCTGCTTTCGGAGAACGCGCAGGATGTTGACTACCTTGCCTACAAACTGCGCGAGAAGGGCGAACTGGAACTGGATGATTCCGGCATCATCAAGGGCTGGGATGATAAAGTTGCAGGGCTGAAAACACAGTTCCCGCAGCAGTTCGCCGGTAACGGTAAAAACGGCAAGGGCGCTTATGATGGCTACAAGCCCATTGACGATGACACCCGCCACGCCAATGATGGCCTGACCAAAGAAAGCATCTTGAAAATGCCCTATGCACAGCGGGCGCAGCTTATGCGGGACAACCCTGAAGGCTACAATGCCGCTATGCACGGGTAAAAACCTGTAAAGGAGAAATTTCCATGTCTGAAGTAACCAAAAAGGCCAATATCATCATCCCTGAAGTCATGGGTGACATGATTAACGCCAAAATCGACAAACTGTGCAAGATTACGCCCTATGCCAAGGTGGACACCACCCTTCAGGGCGTTCCCGGTGACACTAAGACCGTTCCTTGCTGGAATTTCATCGGCAATGCCGTTGACGTGGCTGAGGGCGGCGAGGTTGACACCACCAAGCTGACTGCTTCCACCGTCAAGTTTGGCATTAAGAAGGCCATGAAGTCCGTTGGTATCACGCAGGAGAGCATCAACAGCGGCCTTGGCAATCCCGTTGGTCAGGCTGAAACACAGCTGGCCAAGGCCATTGCGGGCAAGGTTGATGATGACCTGATGGATGCCGCGCTGGCCTGTGCCAACGTCTATGATGGTTCTGCTGCTGTCATCGGCTACAAGCCCATTGTTGATGCCGTCACCAAGTTTGAGGATGAGGAAGACGGCATTGATAAGGTCATGTTCATCCATCCGAAGCAGGAAGCAACCCTGCTGAAAGATGCTGACTTCCTGTCTACCGATAAGTTCACCGCTGGCGTGGCCGTCAACGGCGCGATTGGCAAGATTGCCGGTTGCTGGGTGAAGAAGTCCAAGAAGGTTCAGCTTGTTTCCTATCAGAAGGACAACGGTGACGGCACAATCACCATTGTGGCCGATACCACCAAAGAGACTGCTACACAGAAGCACCTTGACACCATTCAGCCCAACTGTGCTGATGTGCTGGCCGTGAATGATAAGGTCAAGACTGTTGCCGCCTTCTATCGTTGCCCCATCATCAAGATGGAGCCTGACAGCCCTGAAACCGAGTACACCGAGGATGAGCTGCCCGCCCTGACCATCTTCCTGAAGGCTGACACCAAGGTTGATGCCGAGTGGTTCCCCAAGAAGCAGCAGCACGATGTCACCGCCTGCAAGTATTACGGTGTCGCCCTGACCAACGCGGCCAAGGTCATCGTTGCAAGTTTCAAGGCCTGATTTTGGGAAGGGGTGTTCTGAATGATTGTCGATGTCATGCAGTTGATGAAGCTGCCTGAATTTCAGAACACCGATGAAGGTGTTGTGAAGCAGCGCCTTGAAGGGTTGGAAAACCTTATCAGGGCATACACAAACAACAATTTTCAGAACCGTGCTATCCGCTTTGAAGCGTCATCCTTGGATGACCGTCTGTTTGGGGCTTGCCCCTACATCAAGGTTGGTGACACGGTGGAAATCACCAAATCCCAAGTCAATGATGGCCTGTATGTGGTCAAAGAGTTGGACACCAACATTGTTCGGCTTGATAGACCCATGTTTCAGGTCACATACAACCTTGTGACGAAAGTTCAGTATCCTGCTGACATTGTTCAGGGTATCATCAATCTGATGAAATGGGAACAGACCAATAGGGATAAGGTGGGAATCAAGTCAGAGACGCTTTCCCGCTATTCTGTGGCCTATTTTGACCAAGATGCAAGCAATCAGGTTATGGGCTATCCCGTTTCCCTGATGGGCTTCCTGAAGCCCTATATGAAGGCGAGGTTTTAAGCATGATTGGTGGCAACACTTATGCGTTGCTTCAGGTCAAAGATGCTGGAACCTTCAACGCGATTGGCGAGCGTGACCACACATGGACAGACGTGGCTTCCCTGAAGGGATGGCTTGACCTGTCCACAGGTGAAGCAACCTATTTGAACAACAGCAAAATGCAGGAATCCACCCACATTTTCCTTGCAGATTTTACTTCCCTGAAGTCACTGTCTGCCCGGTGGGTATGGAATCCCTTCAATTTTCTTTCGGGTGCTATCAAGCAGGATGCAGAAAATCCCGAAACTGTAGACTTCACCGGCGAGAATGGCCGCATGGTCATCAATGGTGAGGTCTACAACATCCTTCTGATTGATAATCCTATGGGGATGAATCGTCAGTTGGAAATCTATCTGAAGTATCTTGGTGGGCAAAATGGCTGAAATTCAGTTTGAAGATTACAGCATGAAGGTCAAAGATGCTTTGCAATCTGCCACAATCGCTTTTTTGAATGAAGCTGGGGGCGAAGTCAAAAGCCAAACCCAACGAAACACAGCGGTTGACACTGGGCAGACAAAAGGTTCATGGAAGTATGAAGTTGACGAATCTGCATTGACCGCCACAATCGGTTCAAATGAGATGAACGCAATTTATGAAGAATTTGGCACTGGTGAATATGCCCTTCATGGTGATGGCCGAAAAACGCCTTGGAAGTACAAAGACCGAAAAGGCAGATGGCACATCACCAAGGGCAAGCACGCAAGACGACCATTCTTCAACGCTTTTAACGCCAACAAAGAAAAAATCCAACGTATGCTTGAAAAGAAACTGGGGGCATTGGGCAAATGATTGAATTACTGAACTTTATTCAGCAGGAATTGAACAATGCTTCCATTCCTTATGAATTTGAGCGCTGGACAGCGCCGGTCACATATCCCTACTTTGTGGGCGAGACTTCCCCGGTTGAACCCATGAATGAGGATGGACAGGAAGAAATGACCTTCATCCTGACCGGCTGGAACAGACCCAATCTGTATCCGCTGTATTTGATGGCCGAAAAAATCAGAACTATTTTCCCGCCCATCGGCGGCAAGACCGCAATCCTTGAATCAGGTTCAGGGATTGCGGTTTTCTATGCCGATGCTTTCCCTATTGATTCAGGGGAAGAAGATTTAAGAAAAATCCAAATCAATCTTACAGTGAAAACATGGAAGGTGAACTAAATGTCTAAAACTGAAGGTCTGGTTCACAGCGGTATCACCGAGAAAACCCCCGGTAATATCCTGCTGGGTGCTGGTACTATCCACAAAGGTCTGAAGTTCAGCGGCGGCAAGTGGAACTTTGCCGCATCTTTGGTGGGTGCGACTTCTGGCGGTAACAGCCTGAAAATCACCCCTGAACTGAAGGACATTGATGTTGATGGCGCTTTGGTCAAGATGAAGGGGCTGACCGTCAAGCAGGGCGAGACTGCAAGCCTTGAAGTCAACCTGATTGAAACCACCCCTGACATCATCAAGGCCGCGCTAATTGCGCAGGATGGCAATGTTGCCGGTGATATGACCGGCTATTCTGTGCTTGAATCCAAGTCGCAGATTGAAGAAGGCGATTACTGGGAGAATATCGCCTTTGTTGGTACAACCATCAGCGGCACACCCATCATCTGCATCTTGGACAACGCCCTTTGCACATCTGGTCTGTCGCTGGACGGCAAGAACAAAGATTCCACGGTTGGCAAGTACACTTTCGAGTGTTCGCAGGAGCTGACCGGCGATTCTACAATTCTGCCGTATCACATTTACTATCCCACGGCGGGCTGATTCCCGCTGAATCTGTCAAATGAAAGGATGAAATAGAACAATGTCTGAAGCAACTTATACCTTGCGCAGCCTTCAGGGCGCTGACATTTTTCCCATGTCAGCAATCATCAAGAAGATTGGCGTTAAAGAGTTCAAAAACGCTTTTCAGGATGAGGAAATCAAAAACCTTGTGAACAGCATCAACAATGGTGAAATGTCCAAGGATGCTGCCGCCAATCAGGCGGGCATGACCGTCATCCTGAACATCGTGGATGTCGTGCTGGGCAATCTGCCCCGCGCTGAAAAGGACATCTACAAGTTCCTTGCAAGCCTGTCCGGCATGAAGCCTGATGAGATTGCAGCCCTTCCGATGGCCACATTCACCGGCATGGTGATTGATGTGATTCAGAAGGAAGAATTCAAGGATTTTATCAAGGTTGTTTCAAGATTGTTCAAATCGGCCAACTAAGGGTTTTTGATGACCTGTTCAAAAGGTACGCTGACCCTTTACGGTTGATTGACAACCTGATTTTGACAGAAGATTTTTCCCATTTCATTTCCTTCTTCAGCGAACAGCAAGAAAAGGACGTGGAATGGGAATATTTTTTGCATAAGGTCTTTGATATGTCCTTCAATGAGTTTAAGGAAAGTATCACGATTGATGCAAAAACCGCTGGAATGTCAAAGTCTGACCTTGAAACAACCATTCAAAATTCAATGTCCATGACTATGAATTTCATTCCACCTGACCAAAAGGAGTGAAATCAACTTGGAACTTTTCAAACTGTTTGGCACAATCGCTATCAATAACGATGAAGCCAATCAGGCCATTGATGACACGGTTGGAAAGGCCAAAACTTCTGAAGGTTCATTATCATCCACCTTCAAAAAGGTTGGAACTGCTGTTGCTGCTGCATTTTCTGTGCAGAAAATTGTTGACTTTGGTGTTCAATCTGTCAACACCCTTCAGGGGTTTGAAGATTCAATGCTGAAGGTGCAAGCCCTGTCAGGCGCAACCGCTGACCAATATCAGCAGTTGTCTGATGCGGCGCTGCACTATGGCAGTACAACAGCATGGACTTCACAGAACGTGGCAGACGCTATGGGCTATATGGCGCTTGCTGGATTTGACACAAACGAAATCCTGTCAGCGACACCCGGCGTTCTGTCTTTGGCTTCTGCTTCTGGTGAAGATTTGGCCACGGTTTCTGACATCCTGACCGATGCCATGACCGGCTTTGGTGACAGTGCTTCCGATGCCACGCGGTATGCGGATGTACTTGCCACAACACAGGCAAAGTCCAACACCACCGTTGGTATGTTGGGTGAAGCCTTCACATACGTTTCTTCTTTGGCTGGTACTTATTCATACAGCCTTGAAGATGTTTCAACTGCCCTTGGCGTTATGGCCAATGCCGGTGTCAAGGGTTCTATGGCTGGTACATCTCTTTCCAGTGTCATCACACGCCTTGGCACGAACACTTCAGGCGCACGAGATGCCATTGAAGAATTGGGTGTCCAGTTCTACAACACGGATGGTACAGCACGGCCTTTGGGTGATGTGCTGGTTGACTTGTGTGACGCCACGGCCAACATGACCACCGAACAGAAAGCAAGCCTTGCTTCCACCGTTGCCGGTGCTGAAGCACAGAAGGGCTTACTTGCTATTTTGAATCAGGGTTCTTCCGCTTACACTGACCTGAATCAGAAGCTGAAGGAATCCAGCGGCAACGCGGATGAAATGGCCAACACCCTTGAAAGCGGCCTTGGCGGTGCAATGCGTTCCCTGTCTTCTGCATGGGAAGGCTTCAAAATCAAGCTGGCACAGAAATTTGAAGTTCCTTTGTCTGACCTGATTCACAAGCTGGCCGATTTCATCACTGGTTCTGCAATCCCTGCCCTTGATAATTTTGTAAGTGCAATCACCCCCGTGGTTGAAGCACTTATCAATTTTGGAAAATGGATGCAGGAAGGCAGTGCCGGTGCGGAATTGCTGAAGGGTGTCATTGTGGCCGTCACAGCGGCCTTCACAGCATGGCAGGCAATCGCTGCTGCACAATCTTTGTGGACTAAGCTGACAAGTGGTATTCAGAAGGCAAAGACCGCCTTCACGGCCTTAAATGCGGCTATGGCGGCGAACCCCATCGGGGTTGTCATTGCGGTCATCACTGCACTGGTTGCCGCGTTCGTTTACCTTTGGAACACAAGCGAGGGTTTCCGCAACTTCTGGATTGGCGCTTGGGAAGCAATCAAATCAGCGTTCAACACTGCCGTTGAAGCTGTGTCCACTGGTATTCAGAACTTCATCACATGGTTTCAGGATTTCATTGCAAGCATTGAACAATTCATTGCTGATTTGAAGCAAGGAATTCAGGACAAACTTGATGAAATTCATCAGGCATGGGATGACGCATGGAATACCATTCAGACCACCGTAGAGGGCATTTTTAGCGCGATTTCTGAAACGGTAAGTAACTTTGTCGATGGCGTTCAAGCCTTCTTCCAAGGCCTGTATGAAGGTGTACAGGCGGCATGGGATACCATCTGCAATGTGGTTCAGGTTGCAATCCTGTTTGTGCAGGAACTCTTGAACGCTGCTGTTGAAATCTTGATGATTCCTTGGAACTTCATTTGGGAGAACTTTGGCGAAGCCCTTACATCTGCATGGGAAGGCTTCAAGCAAGGTATCAGTGACGCACTGGATGCCATTTCCAGCACCATTCAGGATGTTTGGAACGCTATTGTGGAGTTCCTGACACCGCTGCTGGAAGCCATTGCAGATGTGTTTACACGCACATGGGAAAACATCCGGGAAATGGTCACAACGGTTGTGAACACCGTTTCCGATGTGATTCAGACCGTATGGAACGCCATTGTGGAATTCCTGACCCCGATTCTTCAGGGAATTCACGACACCTTTGTAACAACGTGGAATGCAGTTCAGAACACTGTTCAGACGGTTGTGACAGCTATTCAGACCTTCCTTCAGACTGCATGGAACACCATCACAAGCCTGATTCAGACGGCCATGAATACCATCCATAACGTCATTCAGACAGTTTGGAACACAATCAAGACCGTCATTCAGACCGTGATGACAGCCATTCAAAGTGTGCTGACATCTATTTGGAACACAATAAAGTCTGTTGTTCAATCTGTATTGAACACAATTCAATCTATTGTTTCCAGCGTTTGGAACACGGTCAAGAGCGTCACAACATCCGTTTGGAATGGTATCAGTTCAACCATTTCCAGTGTCATCAACACTGTGAAGAACGTCATTTCAAGCGGTCTGAACGCTGCACACAGCACTGTCAGCAACGTCTTCAACAGTATCCGCAATACCATTTCAAACATTATGAACGGCGCAGCCAATGTGGTCAGCGGTGCAATCAACAAAATCAAGGGTTTCTTCAACTTCAGTTGGAGTTTACCACACTTGAAAATGCCCCATCCCTACATCAGCGGTTCCTTCAGCTTGAACCCGCCTTCTGTGCCGTCTTTCGGCATTGATTGGTATGCAAAGGGCGGCATTTTGACCGAACCCACGCTGTTCAGCCTGAACCCCAAAACTGGACGCGCTTCTGTTGGCGGTGAAGCCGGTGATGAAGCTGTTGCGCCCATCGAAACCCTTCTGACCTACATCCGCACAGCGGTTGGAGAACAGAACGGCGACTTGGCAGCACGGATTGACCGCCTGATTGAACTGCTTCAGCAGTATTTCACCGCTATGCTGGAAAATGCGCAGCGCGGCATTGTGCTTGATTCTGGAACGCTTGTGGGCGAACTTGCCCCGGCAATGGATGAAGCCCTTGGCGAAATCTATTACAGGAAAGGAAGGGAATAAATGACCGGCGTAAGATTTGGCACAAAACACAGTTATGATGATTTTGGGCTGATTCTTTCCAAGAAAGAAATCACCCTTCCTGACCCCAAAACAGAAACAGTTGATGTGTATGGCCGTGATGGTGTACTTGACCTGTCTGAAGGTCTGACCGATGACATCAAGTTCAAAAACCGTAAATTGACCTTCACATTCACTGTCCGCAATGGTCTGACCTACTGGACATCAGCCCTGTCCAATCTTTCCAACTATCTGCATGGGCGCAAGATGCAGATTATTCTTGACGCTGACAAAACCTTCTATTATTACGGCAGATGCACCGTTGACCAATTCAAGACGGATAAACGCCTTGCAACCATCGTGGTTGTCTGTGATGTTGAACCGTACAAAATTGAAGTAAATGGCGCTGGTATGCCGTGGATGTGGGATACCTTCAGTTTTGTCAATGGTATCATCCATGTGAACACCGTCACACTGAAGAACAATGAAAGCGTCACACTGAACCTAATTAACCTGAAGAAAAAGGTTTCACCCACGGTGACAACCACGGGAAAAATCAAGTTCACATTCAACGATTTTTCGGACACCTTCACCGGGAAGAAAACCTTGGTGGATGTCCGTCTGACAGAGGGTGATAACAATGTAACTATTACTTGTTTAGATACCAACGGCGCAAGCGTAAATATTGCCTATAAAGGGGGTTCGTTGTAATGTACCAAGTATTTTGCGATGATGCCTTGATTTATGACTTGCGTGATGAAGAATTGACCCTGCTTGAACCCAAGGTCACACTTGAAATGAACAAAGCAGGGTCTTTTTCCTTCAAGTTCCCGCCTGACCATCCACACATTGACCTTCCGCAAAAGATGAAATCCCTGATTGTTGTGAAGCAAGATGGAGAAGAAATCTTCAGCGGCAGACCCACAAAGTCTTACACTGACTTCTACAAACGGCGGTATGTGTACTGTGAAGGCGAACTGGCCTATCTGAATGATAGTATCCAACGCCCGGCAGAATACCACAATATGACCGTTCGTGGGTATCTGGAAACCCTGATTCAAGCCCACAATGAACAGGTCACAGAAGACAAACGCTTTGAAGTCGGTATTGTCACGGTCACTGACCCCAATGATTCCCTGTATCGCTACACCAACTACAACAGTACCATGAGGGAACTGAAGGAAGATTTGGTTGATGACCTTGGCGGTTATTTGCGTGTCAGGAATCATCTTGGCCACAAGTATCTTGACTATGTGACAGATTTTGGGAACACCTGTTCACAGGTCATTGAATTTGGTGAAAATCTGCTGGATTTTACACAGAATTTTGATGCCACGAACATTGCCACAGCAATCATTCCCCTTGGCGCAAAGCTGGAAACAAGCCAATTCACCGCTATTGATGAACGGCAGACCATCAAGGAAGTCAATGATGGTAAAGATTATGTCTATTCTGAAGACGCTGTGAAGCAGTATGGATGGATATTCAAAACCATGACATGGGATTCTGTGAACAATCCCAAAATCCTGATGTCTAAGGGCAAGAAGTACCTGACAGACACACAGTTTGAAAACGTCACGATTGAAGCAAAGGCCATTGACCTTCATCTGACCGATGCCGAAATTGAACAGTTCAAACTTGGCGATTCCGTAAGGGTTCTTTCTTCCCCGCATGGCCTTGACCGCTATTTTCCGCTGACCAAAATGACTGTGAACTTGGATAAACCCGCCAACAACACTGTCACGCTGGGTATCACAGAAAAGAAGTCATTGACTGCCGTTTCCAGCATCATCAACGACAAAACCAACAACGCTGCAAACAACATCCTGAATAAGTCCGCTATCCTGAAGGAAGCGCAAGACCAAGCAACCGCCCTGATTACTGCTGCTACACATGGCCACGTTGTCACAACTGCCAATGAACAGTTGATTATGGACACAGACGATGTGAAGACAGCAACAAAATTGTGGCGCTGGAATTTGAATGGCCTTGGATACTCTAAGACCGGCTATAACGGCACTTATGAGACGGCAATCACGATGGACGGCAGTATTGTTGGCGAACGTCTGACCGCTGGTTCTGTGGCCGCTGATAAGCTGTCAGTGGCATATAAACAGAGCGTGGAAAAGTCCATCAGCGAAAGCGCCACAAAGGCCACAAATGATGCCAACGAAAACACCGCCAATGCCCTGAAATCCTACTACACCAAGCAGGAAACTGAAACAGCAATTCAGAACAATGCGCAGCAGATTCTTCTTTCTGCGCAGAAAACTTCTGAAACCTATGTTGACAATCAGCTTACCAACTATGCGACATCCGCACAGTTGACCGTAGCAACAAACAGCATTCTGCTTCAGGTTTCCGAAAAATACGCCACGCAAGATTCCCTTGGTAATTACACCAAAACTTCTGAAATCCGTTCTAAATTTGCCCTTGACCCTTCCAGCGTTACGATTGAAAGCGGCCTTGTGACCTTCAAATCTGACACGCTGGTTATTGATAGCACTAATTTCAAGCTGTCAAAAAACGGTGCGGTCACAGCAACAGGAAATTTCAAAACACCGGGTTCATTACAAAGTGGTCTGATGGGCTATGCCCGAATGGCCACAGAAGGCTTCAAAGTTTACAAATATGATTCTGGTGAAGATGAAAGTTCTGCTGTCCTTTGTTCTGATTTGAATACAGAAATGGGCAAAAAATGCGGCTTTTTGGAGTTGCGGCAAGATGGCAAAGTTGGTGCTCGTCTTGTTGCAGATAAGGGATATGGGCTTGTTATTTACAATGCGGATGGTGCAAAATCTGTATTTTATGCGAACCGCGATAATGCTGGTAACGGTGCTATGGGTGTTCTTAGTTCTGAAGGAAATACCAAAGGGTCTATTGGTGTGACATCCGAAGGAAATGGCATTTTCAGACTATACAACAATCAAAATCAACAAAATTTTGCTATGTGGTCTGGAACTGAAGGACGGCCAAATTTTATGATATACAGCACCACCAAACAACAGCTTTATGGCTTTTGGGAAGATACTTCAGGATATTCTCACATCCAGCTTAGAGCAAGTAATGGAAATACACAAGTGGAGATTGGCGGTAATACTTCTGGTGGAAGTATTACGTTATATGACAATGGTGGTGGCGGCTGGCAAACAATTTTCATGGATGGAACAAAGCGTGTTGGATGTTTTGAAAAAATTTATGCTGGTTCAACAAAAACTGTAAAATGGGTTTGGTACAGTGCGTTAAATGCGTATGTCCTGACCGGCACATGAGGTAACAAAAATGAATAAAGGTATCAATTTTGCAAGCGCTGAACTGAAGGAAACTTTGGTTCAGAAAATCAATGAAAGCGGCGTTCCTGCTGTGAATGTGCGTGGTATTCTGTGTGAACTGTTGGAACAGGTCACGGATGCCGAAAAGCGCCTGATTGCACAGGAACGCGCTGAATATGAAGCAGCCGTCAAGGCTGAAGCAGAAGCAAAGAAAGAAGGTTCTAAAGATGGCAAACATTGACCCGTATATCAAACAGATTCAGGATGCCGTCTATGGCGAAGAAGTTCGTTCTTCCATCATCAACGCCTTGAAAAAGGTCAATGATGACAACGAAAGCTACAATGACCTGAAGAAAGACGTTGTGGCCGCCAAAGACACAGTGGTTGAACAGGTGGCCGCTTTTGATGCCAAAGTATCTGCCGCCAAGGATGCCACGGCGGCGCTGGTTCAGGCCACGTCTAATGCCAACAGTGCCAAGACAAACCTGGCCAACGCAACTTCCACCGCGAACACGGCCAAAGACAATTTGACCAAGGCCACATCCACGGCCAACACCGCGAAAACCAATCTTGAAACGGCCACAAAGAACGCCAACACAGCAATCACCAACGCTGGTACAGCTAAGACCAACTTGGAAAACACCATTACTAACGCTGGTACGGCAAAGACACAGCTTCAGGCGGTCATTGACGCGGCAAACACAGTGAAGACCGCCCTTGGCACTTCCACCGATACCGCGAATACCGCTAAGACCAACCTTGACACGGCGATTAAAAACGCCAATACCGCGAAAAGTCAGCTTCAGACCGTCATCGACAATGCCGGTACTGTGAAAGAATCGCTGTCCAGTGTCATCACACAAGCCGCAACCGCCAAACAGAATCTTGATAATTCTGTTGCAACGGCCAACGCCATTCTTCAGAGTTTGACAGCGGAAAATACTTCTGCAAAGTCGAACCTGTCCGAACTGCGCAGCGAGAATTTCAATAGTCAGGAAATCCTTGCCGGTGTTGCTGACTTGCGCGCCTATCTTGGCCTGTCTGATGATGACATCCTTGGCCTTCAGGTTGACTACAAAAACAAGACCTTCAAGCGTCTGGCCGGTGCAACCAATCTGTCTGCTGGTTCTGACTTTGATGCCTTCCCCATGTACGGCGGGCGCAAGCGCTGCAACGTGGCCGATGATGGCACAATCAATGCTTGGTACGGCGATGACGGTTATACAGAGGATGGCAGCAACGGTCAAGTCATGGTTTATCAGCCCAAATTCTATTATTTGGTCTGCCCGGTAGTCTATGACCCCATCACCACAACCGGCATTGGTTATCATCTGCGCAAGGCCAACTATTATGTCAGCGCCAAGGCACGTCCGGGCTTCCGTCTGCACCCTGCCTTCTATGATGCCAACGGCAATGAAGTTGAATATGTCATGGAATCTGCTTTTGAAGGCAGCATCTTTGACGCTTCTGCTTCTGCCTATCTGCTGGAAAATGAACAGGTCATGGATGCCGCCGCTGACAAGTTCTGTTCTATCGCCGGTGCAAGACCGGCAACAGGTCATAGTCAGAATCTGACCCGTGACATGGTTGAAAAACTGGCCGCAAACCGTGGCACTGGTTGGCACGGTGACACCATCAAGGTTGAATCCGCATCACAGCTACTTATGATTATCGAACTTGGCCTGATGAACGCACAGAACGCCATTGGGCAGGGTGTTGTCAACGTGCCTTGGACAACTGGCAGCGATACCACAACCCCGTATGCTGCACGAACCGGCAGCACTTCCGCACTTGGCAACGGCACTGGCCGCGCTGCATCTACTGTCAGCTATCCCGGCAACGTGGAAACCACAGAGACGGCGAACGGCAAGACTTCCGTTTCTTGGCGCGGCAAAGAAAACCCTTGGGGCAACCTTTGGAAGTTTGTTGGTGGCATGAACATCTATGGCAACGGCAAAATGGATGGCGGTCAGCCCTACATCTGCAATGATTTCAACTTCAATGAATCAAAGCACGATGGCAACTATGAAGCCGCTGGATTCACCGTCACTCCGGCCAATGGCTACATTTCCGCAATGGGCTATTCCACCGCTTGTGATTGGCTGTTTGTTGCTTCTGAAACGAACGGCAACAGCAACCTTCCCGTTGGTGATTACATCTATGTCACGCAGAACCTGAACGGTTCCCGGATTGCTCTTTTGGGCGGTTCTTGGGGTAATGGCACTGCTGCTGGGCCTTTCTATTGGATTCTGACTAACGGCGTGGGTAGTCGTGCTCGGAATGTCGGCGGTCGGCTCGTGTATGTTCCCAATGCTGAAAATCAGCAGACTGTGACCATCTAAGCACCGTCTGCATCATGGGTTAAGTAAGGCTGATATTGTTTCACACACTGTTTACAGCATCAGACCAAGCCACAAAATTGAAGTATAAAAGATTACTCAATTAGGCAGTAATTGGAATAATGGCACTAATGCTGAGCCTTTCTATTGGAATCTGAATAACAGCGTAGGTAATCGTAATCGGAATATCAGCGGTCAGCTCGAATATGCAATAAAAAATTAGTTGATTATCAGCCTTGAAGCCAAATTTTCAGGGTTGATTTTCATATAAATCTTTGACCTGCTTGACCCCGCCCCTTGGCGAAACACAGAAAACAATCTGCAAGATTGACCCACCCCGTCAAAGCCGGGTTGGGAAAGAAGGCTGTGCTGGTAGGTGGATAACACAACACCGTTTGAAGGCTTGGCTGATTGCATACAAAAACAAACAGTATGAAAAGATACGGTAATTTATACGAAAAAATCTGTTCACTTGATAATTTGAGACTTGCCCACCAAAACGCCAAGAAAGGTAAGGGCTGGTATCAAGAAGTTAAGATGATAGATAAAGACCCTGACCGATGGCTGAAGGAAGTGCAGACAATGCTTGTGCTGCACACCTTCAGAACATCGGAATATCAGGTGTTCTACAAACGTGAAGGCAGGAAAAACCGCAAAATCTACAAACTACCATACTTCCCGGATAGAATTGTTCAATGGGCAGTTCTTCAGGTCATTGATGAATACCTTATCAAGAATCTGACAGATGACACCTATTCTGCAATTCCCGGCAGGGGAATTAATCTTGCATTGACCCGGCTTCAGGACGCTATGTGGTACGATGTGGAAAATTGCCAATTCTGCCTGAAGATTGATGCAAGGCACTACTACCAAAGCATTGACCACGACATTCTGAAGCAGAAATACCGGCGCTTGTTCAAAGATGATGAACTGCTGGCCGTACTGGATGAAATCATTGACAGCATTGATACCGCTGACCTTGATGACCTGTTGAGATTGGAAGCAACGCCGATTGACCACAAAGGCCTTCCGATTGGAAACTATCATTCACAGTATGGCGGTAACTTCTACTTTTCCAGCTTTGACCACTGGATTAAAGAGGTCAAGCACATCAAGCACTATTTCAGGTACATGGATGATATAGTCATCTTTGCCAAGACAAAGGAAGAACTTCACGAACTGTTCAAAGAAGTTCAGGAATATTTCAAGGTGAATCTGAAGTTGACTATCAAAGACAACTGGCAAATCTTCCCCACTTATGAACGCGGGGTTGATTTCCTTGGATACAGAACCTTCCTTGGGTATTCCATCCTTAGAAAGTCCACCTGTGAAGAAATGAAGCGCAAGATGACCCGTATCCGCGTGAAATGTGAATCAGGTCAGATGATGAACTATTCTGAATATTGCGCGGTCAATTCCTATTCAGGATGGATGAAACCTTGCAGCAGCTTCAGACTTAAACAGAAGTATATTGAACCGTTGCTTCCATACTGTGAAAGATACTATGAAACCAATATCAAACGAAAGGCGGCTTGACCATGACTGACTTTGGAAAAACAAGAAGCACCGTGAAGCCTGAAGAACTGGAAATCACTGAATCTTTGGTTTTTGTTGCTTCCAACATCCAGCCCATCAAAGAGGATGGCGCAGATGAAAACCCCGGCTTTGAAGGGTATGAATATGACCTGATTTCCTATAGCAAGGATGAATATATTCAGCTTCAGGCTGAAGCAAACGCGTCCTTGACTGAACAGATGACACAGACACAGCTTGCCCTGTGTGATGTGTATGAAATGATGGTGTAAAGGGGTGAACCACTATGGCTGCTATCTATGCAAACCTTATCCGCAAAGGTCTGAAAACGCTTGATGATGTACCGGCCAAGCTGAAGGACAGCGTGAAGGCGCTGCTGAATGCTGCATGATACGGCGCATCTTCAAATTCATCAGAAAGGAAGTGTTTTACATGGCTGTCATCTATGCAACCCTGATTGTGAAGGGTAAGAAGACCATCAACGATGTTCCCGCAAAGTTGGTGGAACAGGTGAAGGAAATCCTGATTGACCTTGACCTTCCTGAACTGGCGCAGTAAGCGCCTGAAAGAAGCCCTGCAAGGGGCTTGTGTCCGCAAGAAACAAGTTATCCGTAAATAGCAAATAAACCCGCTGGACGGCCTGAATGAAGGGCTGACAGCGGGTTTCTTATTTGCCACAGAAAGGAAAACACAAAATGAATGAAATCAAGACTGCTATCTGTTCCATCATCGGCATTGTCGGCGGTATGATTGCTTCTTTTTTCGGGGGCTGGGATGCTGCTTTGACAACGCTTGTTCTGTTCATGGTCATTGACTATGCTTCCGGCCTGATTGTGGCCGGTGTCTTTCATGCGTCCCGCAAAACGGAAAGTGGCACACTGGAAAGCCGCGCCGGTTGGAAGGGGCTGTGCCGTAAGGGCATGACCCTTCTGTTTGTCCTGATTGCATACCGGCTTGACCTTGCCATTGGTGTCAACTACATCCGTGATACCGTTATCATTGGATTCATTGCAAACGAACTGATTTCTATTGTTGAAAACGCTGGCCTGATGGGGATTCCGCTTCCGTCTGTCATCACCAAGGCCATTGATGTTTTGACAAAGAAGGGGGATGAACTGAATGGCGGCAGTAACTAACGGCATTTTCAAAGGTCGTTCTGAAGTCCGTTATAATTACGGACGCTATGGCAAGGTTCGTGGCCTTGGCACGGTTTGGCACTATGGTCTTGACATCATCGGTCTGGATGATGATGTCATCTATATGCCCGGTTACAACGGCAAGTCCATCATGGGCAAAGTCACACGCGCCCGCCGCGTAACCAACAAGAGTGATAAAACATGGGAATGGGGTTGGTACGTCTGTGTTCAGCTTCTGTCCAATCAGACCCCTGACAGCATCAACTTCCTGTACTTCTGCCATTGCAAGTCCCTGTTGGTGAAGGTTGGTCAGGTCGTGAAGACAGGTGACGCGCTGGCCGTGATGGGCAACACCGGCAACGCTGCACTGAATGACCCGCCTTATTGCCATTGCCATTTTGAGGTACGCGCCACGGCAACCGGCAAGGGTCAAGACCCCACGGCCTATGCCGGTATTCCGAACCGCATTGGTATTTATGGTGAAAAGCCTTCCAGCACGACACAGACCCCTACCAACGCGCCCACAGCGTCAACAGACGATAATTGGACAACTGCCAAGTCCAAGGATGATTCTGCCAAGTATGGTGTGCGGTACAGGGTCTATCCCTATGCGCTGCATCTGCGCAAGGGTGCTGGTACAGACCAAGCCATTGTGAAGACCCTAAAGGCAGGAACCACGCTGGCCTACTATGGCCTGTACACTATGCGTGATGGTGTGAAGTGGCTGTATGTAATGTTGTCTGATAAGACAACAGGTTTCGTGTCTTCAGAGTACGTTAAAAAGGCCTGATGTGTTACTAATTTGTTACTAACCGTGTGAGTTCAGAAACGCTTTTACACGCCGTAAATTTTGAACTATCGTGAAAACAGCGTAGTGACAACGGGCAGAAATTATGCTATAATAAACGCGAAACAGGCGGGAAATGTCGTTGATACGATGTTTCCCGCCTTTTGTGTTACTAATTTGTTATTAGTTCAATATTTTCCTTCAGTTCTTTTATTGTTTTGTGCGTGTACACACGTTCGCCCACTTCTTTGGACTTATGACCCATCATCAAATCAATACAGACCTTGTTTGCATTGGCAGAATCCAGCCTTGAACGGAAGGTATGACGGCATTCATGGGGCGTGTGGGTCATGCCCAACTGCTGCATCAGGCTTCCCCAAATATCCCGATATGTTGAATCGCAAAGGTGCTTCCCATCATTAGTGAACAGGTATTTGTTGCCTTCCGCATAGTGCTTTTGAACAATCGGCATTATCTTTGAATGGATGGGAACAATGCGATTCTTACCGGCAGCGGTCTTCACACCGGCCTTGATGGTTCCTTCCTGAAGGTCAACATTGGCCGTTTCAATATTGATGAATTCACTGATTCTGAAACCACTATACAGCAGGAACAGAACAGTATCTATCCAAGGTTCATTCTGATGATTCCACACACGTTGAACTTCTTCATCCGTGAAAGGAACTTTTGAAGTATCAGGCACAGGGTCAGATGTCAACAGGTCTGAATTGGCCTTAACAATGATGTCCAGTTCCAAAGCAAATCTGTCAAGATGCCCCCAAAGATTCTTGATAATGGCCTGTGTGGAATAACCTTTTCCACAGGTATCAATGATGTCTTGCATCTGAAAAGACTTGATTTGGTTGTATGGCATATCGGCCAAAGGCTTCAGGTAATTCCACCCGGTCTTCATGCTGGCCGCATTGGATTTGCCCAATTTGGGAAGACGCTTTTCAACCCACAAGTTGTGAAGTTCATCCAGCGTGATTTTGTTCGTTTCAATATCCCACGGATTTTTATTGAACTGTGCCAATAGAATCAGAGCTTCTTCCCGTGTCTTGGCGTATCCAATATTGATGTATACTGGATAACCTTTTTCATTGAACCCCTTTGTTTTTCGTGCTGCATACGGATTGCGGCGGTTGCCCGATAATTTAACAACTGTTCCATAGCCATTAGGATTTTTCATAGCATTTCACCTTTTATGCTTGTAAATCCATCGGCAAAATGGTACACTGAATATAGCATTCCATTTCACCTGATGGATTGCTTGTTACCTTTCTTACCCCTTGGCCTGTTGCAGAGGTCAAGGGGCTTTTTCTTTTGCTGTGTCTTATGTGACGTGTGACGTATATCTTCTATTACTATATATTTTTATATTTTCATTGTAATTTGATGATAATTTTAGATAAAAATATAAGAACATTGAAGTTTTGCGTCACAAGCGTCATTCTGCCGATATATCGTTGAAACTTGCGTCACAGTATGCGTCACACATAAGACACAGAAGCGTCACAGTGGTTCATTGGATTGATTTTCTTTAGCCTTAGATAGCTTATTCCACAAGCTAAATAGATAAAAACAGAACGCGGCAAACAGGATGAAGACAATGCCGATGGGTGGCAGTGCAAACACCATCATCAAGCCCATCAATCCTGTCAGGATGCCAAGAATCAGTATGATAATTGAACAGACTTTATAGGTCATCTTGGAAGGGGTCTTCTTCTGAACCGTCACCGGTTTGGAAGAAGGCTTCTTTTTGGTTTCCGTGGCCACATAGGAAAGCCCTGTTCCCGGTATGCCCACACTGGCCGTCTTCCTGCCGGTGCTGCTGACCGTGTACCTTGCACCCTTGCCACCAAAACTGACGCTGGTACTTTTCTTGCCAATGTTCACCCTGACACCCGGCGCAATCTTGATGCTTTTCCTAAATCTGAATCCCATGTCAATCATCCTTTCTGAAGTTTATGTAAATCAATTTGCCTGAAGGGCGAGTTCTTTTTGATACTTACTATCTTCAAGCATGGTCTGTATACGTTCCATTATTCTTGCTTTGTCCACATCATCCAGTTGATTCAACAAGAATAGGAAATTCCGCGTAGATTCTCCAAAGGTATCAGCAACATCATCCATGACCTGAAGTTCTTTGGACAGTTTACCATTGGCGTTATATTGTTCATCAAAGTCATCATCTTCAAAGCCCATAAGCCAAGTAGGGGTTACTTTGAAGAATTTTGATAAAGCGGCAATCTTATTTCTTTTCATGTTTGTAGTTTGGCCGGATTCATATTTTTGAATAGCTGCTTTATTAACGCCAATAACCTTGCCAAGTTCTTCTTGTGTCATGTGAGCCTGAAGACGCAGTTGCTTGATTCTTTCACCCATCGTGTTTTCCATTTTGAACGCTCCTTTGTCTTTTGGTATCCTAATAGTAGCATATTTTTTGCTGTTCATCAAGTTTATTTCAAAAAGTATCTAAAATTTTTATTTTTTCTATTGACAAAGGCGCAGGAATCGCTATAATGGAAGTATCGAATTTCGATACTTCAAACAAAGGCGGCTGCAACCCGCCAATCAGGTGAAAGAAGGAATATACAATGACGATTGAAGCATTGCTTTACAAGCTGGCGGAAGATTACAACCGCCGTTCTGAACTGGTGGCCTTGAACAAAGAACAGGTCAAGGAAGGGAAGTGTGATGATGGAACACTTCAGTGGAACCGCGGTTTATTGAGCGGTACTGAAGAATATTTGGAACTACTGGCCGAGGAAGAAAATGCCAAGCTGACATTTGATTGCCGGGAACATGACTTTGGCTTTGACGATTGGAAACGCAAGCTGACTTATAATACGGTTTATCTTGATTTCAGCACTCGTAATCACTGACACCCTGAAAGGCCGCACAGTTCAAAGCGGCCTTATCCCATCTAAGTTATTGAAAAGAGAGGTAGTAAACCATGAAACAAACATTTGAGAACTTCAACCTTCTGAAAAGTGAAATCAAGAAACTTGAGAAGACAGGCAAGCACCGTACCGGCAAGGATTGCTTCCTTGCTGCCATGTCCTTCACGGTTGACCCCAAAACCCCTGATTGGGTAGATGCAACTTGTGAGATGGATACGCTGGAAGATGGTTCTTTTTGCTGTGATGTTGCCATTTCCTGCTATATGAAAGATAGACGGCGCTCGTTCATCGTCAAAACTGATGCTGAACTCTACTAAGCCGAAACACCCCTTGCAGGGTGTCCACCGGGAACAGCCGCCCGGTGCTGATGATGGCAGGCTATGGAAGGAGACAGGATAGTTGATTAGGTTCGTGGTGGACGCTCATCCAAATTCCTGTGATGAATGTCCGCTTGGGTATTTTGGTTGCCCTATTTCATACAGGTGGACAAGGGCGGAAGACTGCTGTCTTTTTGTGACCCCTGAAGAACTTGCTGAAGAAAGGAAGTGTGAGGATGAATAAAAACTTGTTCAGAAGTAAAATGGTGCTGTTCGGTGACACCAATGAAACTTTGGCCGCTGCTTTGGGCATTAGTTCGCAGCGCTTGTCTGCCAAAATTAACAGCACGAATGGTGCAGAATTCACGCAGGGTGAAATCTGCACCATCAAGAACCTGTACCATTTGACCCTTCAGGAACTGAACGACATTTTTTTTGCCGATTAAGTATCGAATTTAGATACTTTTGGTAAGGTAAGAAAGGTAATCATATCATGTTCAACGCTTTATTGAAACAGGCCATGTCCGATGCGGACATGAACCTGACCGCCCTTTCCGCTGCAACGGGAATCGGCAAGTCCTCTATTAGTCAGTATCTATCCGGGAAGAACGAACCCACGGATAAACGCAAGGTCATCATTGCACAGGCTTTAGGCCTTGCCCCTGACTTCTTCAAGACTTCTGAAGTTCGCATGGACTTCAGACCCGGCAGATTCACCCCTGAACAGGCCGCAAAGCTGATGGGTAAAGGTAAAGAGTTTGTCAGACAGGGCTTGCGTGACGGGGTTTTCCCTTGGGGATACGCTGTCAAGATGGGGTCACGGTGGTCTTACTACATCAGCCCCATGAAGTTCACTGAATATACCGGCATTGCCGTTTAAGAAAGGAAGGTAACAATGGAATATCCAACTATTCCCATGAAGGGCTTCAAGGTCTTCAACCCCGATTGGACTTGCCGCGATAAGCAGTACACTTGCCCCGGCGAGTTCAAAGAAGATGTCAAACCGATGATTTGTGACAGGGGGATGCACTTTTGTCCTGACCTGAAGGATTGCTTTGAATACTATCAGAACAATCCGAACAACCACTGCGCCGAGGTCATCGCCCTTGATGAAGTTGTACAGGATGGCAACAAATGTGCAACCAATCACCTTCAGATTGTTCGTGAAATCCCTTGGGATGAAGTTCTGAAGCGTGTCAATCAGGGAAAGGGTTGTACAGGTGTCTGCAACACCGGCAACCGGAACACCGGCAACCGGAACACCGGCGACTGGAACACCGGCAACCGGAACACCGGCAACCGGAACACCGGCGACT